GTCACAGACAAGGAATCTAATGCTGCATTGGATGTAGTTGATAATAGTATAGTCACTCGACGTAGTGTAAAACGAAGATGTAAAGCTCCTTTTCGTGCTTACTTAGTTAAAACTGGTAAAGCAAAGTTTGGGCTATTAAAGAGAAATCAAGCCAATTATATGTGTGTCAGGAAGTATCTATATGATCTTTGTGTGCAACACGGAGTTTTGGCACGTCATATTAACGATAATCTGGATTTTGCTACCGAGTTGGTCTTTGTTCCTATGAAGAGTGATTTACAAAGATTGGCAATTAAGAGAACACATCGCACTAAGGAATTGGGTGCTGTCGCGGACCTATTGGGACGCGACCCATCCGATCATTGATGGGGCCCCGAGAAATTGGAGGGGATAGATACTACTCCAGGAAACTATCCCGGTATCACTCCAATATTTTCAGGGGTAACTAAACGTCGCAAATACTTAACTATGGGTCAGTACATTTGCGATGATAAGGTGACGACCCATAACAACTCTATCAAAAACCTGATTCGCGGGGTTGGAGAAAGAGTATTGTTCACTGACAAGCAGTTAACCAAATGTTTAAATCCTGTTCCTGGTGTCTTTGAACGTAGGTGTGGAATCTACAAGCGAACTGTAGCTGGTTGTATTGGCCGACAATCCCCTGTGACTAGACAAGAATTTGTTGAGTACTACAAGGGACCACGTAGGACAATTTATCAGCAAGCTGCAGACGGGCTGGTGTTAAAACCTGTCCGACCCCAGGATTCCCACCTGAGCACTTTCATAAAAGCAGAGAAGACTAATCTCTCAATTAAACCTGATCCAGCACCAAGGGTTATACAACCCAGAAGGCCCAGGTATAATGTAGAGTTAGGCAAGTATCTGCTACCATTAGAACACAAGGTATATGATGCGATTGATAAGTTGTTTGGATCGCCCACCATTATGAGCAAGTACAATGCTTTTTCTCAGGCAGACATTATATTTCAAAAATGGAATTCATTTAAGAACCCAGTTTGTGTGGGTATGGATGCTTCCAGGTTTGACCAGCATGTTAGTGAAGACGCTTTGAAATTTGAACACTCTTTTTATGAACTTATATTTGGGAAAAATAAAGAGTTGTTACAATTGTTAAAGTGGCAAATTAACAATGTGGGGTTTGCATTAGCTACAGACGGAAAATTTAGATACACCAAGAGAGGTTCTCGAATGTCTGGAGACATGAACACCTCTCTTGGCAACAAGTTTTTGATGTGTCTTATGGCTTATGCATATATAATGACTTTGCCTGTTAAGGTTGAGTTTGTCAATAATGGTGATGATTGCCTGTTAATACTAGAGAAGAGCCATTTACAGCATTTGGCGGGGTTGAACTCCTACTTTGCTGATTTTGGATTTAAGATTGTCCAAGAAGCACCCGTTTATGAGTTTGAACAAATTGAATTTTGCCAGTGTAAGCCCATACGGTGTAATGGCATATACAGAATGATTCGAAATGTGAAAACTTGTTTATTAAAAGATGTTACAGCGGTGAATCTTGGACATGATGTTTTAGCTTATCAGAGATGGTTGAAGAGTATTTCCGACTGCGGACTGGCGTTCTGCGCTGATGTCCCAGTTTTAGGATCGTTTTATCGCATGCTTGGTAGGTTTGGCAAAGATGGCGCTTTGATGGATGGGAAGCGCAGTGCTTTTAACGCTTATGCCACACTTAGTAAGAATGCTAAAATAACTTTCAACCAACCTGATGACTACGGCAGATATTCCTTCTGGCTACAAACAGGTATACATCCTGATGCTCAAGTCGAGCTGGAGAATTATTTCGACAATAGCATTTGGGGCGGCGATAAACGCCAATTTATCAATAATTATTCGCACATTATTAAAAATGGTTCGTAAGCGCTCGAAGAACCAAAATGCTCGTTCACCTGCAATCATGTCTGCCAATATTCCAAGGATGCCTAGATATAACATTCGTGGTGCAATATCTGATCAGACTGTTTTATCCGGAAACCGAAGAATGACGCACACTGTGGCTGCAGGAGCGGGACACTCAACTATACCCTTAGATATAAATGCAGCCCGAACACTGGATCCCATTGCTGATGT